CCTGTAACGCCGGACACCAGTACATGAAGCTCATCTTCGCTTCCATTTCCGGTTATTCCCAAAGCATGACCTATAGCATAGATTTTCTTCATCTGGAATGATTCTATCTTTCGCATTTACCGTTGCTCCTTCCTGCTATTTTTCCGCCTCTACAGTTACCTTGATTCCTTCATCCACGAATATGGCTGCCCGGATCACTTCCACCGCTTCCTGCGGTGTGCCTCCCCACTCTGCCGCTTTTAATATCTGCAGCATCCATTCCCAGTTGATCACTTCGGATGCCAGGTAAGCCCAGTCACTGGCTTCCTGTTCTGAAAGGCCCACCAGTTTCATCAGGGTTTCTGTGTCCTTTTCATATTTGCCTTTCAATTTCTTCTTCAGTGTTCTCTGGATCTTCTCATCCTTTGTGATGGCGCTGATCGTAGCGTCCAGGCTTCCCTCGGTGAAATTTCCCATATACATCATGGAAAAAAGCCGCTTTGCCGGGGCTGACATACTATAAGAAACATCTTCTTTTACAAAGTCCTTGAAGACATCCCCCAGGAGCTTCTTTTCCATTGTCATGGAGATTGAT